TCAGCGCTTTGTGCAGGCATTCAGCAATGGCCCCAGAACGGGCCTTTGTGGGGCATAACGAGGGCGCCACGGGTTCATGACCCGATCCACCACAGCGCGAGTGACCTGCAATTGTCGCGCAATCTCAGCCTGCCTCACACCCCGCGCCGCCAGCCTCCTAACCTCATCCTGCTGCTCATCCGTCAACGTGCGCGGCCTACCGTGACGCTGGCCACGAGAGATAGCCGCAACCTGTCCGGCAATCACCCTCTCCCGAATCATCGACCGCTCAAGCTGGGCAATAGAACCCAAGCTTTGAATCAGGTACATACCCAACGGCGTTGACGTATCCAGCGGCTCATTCAGGGACTTGATACGAGCGCCCACCGAATCGAGCTGATCGAGCAGAGACAGCAGATGCTTGAGGGATCGTGCGACCCGATCAACCTTCCAGACCACCAGAACATCGCCCTTGCGCAGCGATGCCAAGCACTCACGCAGCACGGGCCTATCCTGCGCGGCTCCGCTGGCCTTTTCCTCAAAGATGCGCCTAACGCCAGCAGCCCTCAATGCATCCAGTTGCAGTCTCGTTTCCTGTTCTCGCGTGGATACGCGGGCATACCCCACCAACATGCAGCCTCCTATAAGTCACCGGGAACGAAACGCCAAATATTCGGCGGAATACACTGACGCCATCCGCCAATAAGAGGGGCACAAAAGACCCCAGAATCGAACGACCCGCAAGGGAGGTGCAAGGCAATGAATGCAGACGCGTACATAAGAAACCTACAGGAGCTAGGGATTCGAATCCTGCTGTTCGAACTGTCCATAGCCATCGCAATCACCATCATCCTGTTTTGGATCACCTACTACTGCATCAAAGCAGCGGTGAGAGACGGCATCAAAGAATCAGGCATCAACAAGCGGACACACGAAAAGCCGCCCGCACCACCCGGATACAGATGGGCGCTGGTGCGCGAAACAGAGCACACCCAAGAACTACGCGCCGACTAGCGCCCCAGCTCAGAGCGCACTTGCGCATTGCGCGCAGCCAACCCTTGCGCCCACTCCGACAACTGGGCGCCCTGCTGCTGCATGGGGGGCACGTGGACATTGATGACGGGCGCCGCTTGCTGCTGCTGCATCGGTGCTGGCGCAGGTGTTGGTGCCGGCCTCGATGGCGGGTTTGCCGCCGGCGTGAGCTGGGCCTGCTGCCAGTCCACGAAGAAACCATGCTTGACGATTTGCAGGCACACGTCTTTTGATGCGCGCAGATATGTGCCCTGCTGCGTATAGCAGTCGCAGCGCTCGCCCATGCTGACGCACGCGGCCGGGTACGGCGCTACGGCAGGCTTCGTGACCTCATCGTATGCGGGCGCAGTGTGCGGGAAGTCGGGCAGGCGCGGCTTTCGGTGCGTCAGATACTCCGCGACCGTCATACGCTCGACTGGCCCCGACGACACCCCACCAGAAGCCGTCCCACCTTTGGCCTCGACTTGCTGCGGCTGATCCTTGCCCTTGCCAACGCCCGGCAACTTAGACAGGGCGAACCACCCGAGAATGGGGATGGCAATGACGCATGCCACCAGCACCCACACTTTCGCCGGGATGCGCTTTTTGCCCGTGTGCAGGCTGGCGCTTTTGTACCAGCCATAAACCTCTTTCGGGTAAGCCTGCATGCTGACGCTGGCATTCTTGCCGGAGCCGTCTTTCTCGCAATTGGGGTTGACGGCCGACCACTCCAGCACGCTCACCATGTCCACGCCGAAAGAGCGCTTGAGGTGGCGATGCCATCCAGGCGGGCCGATCAGGCGGCGCACGAAGCTATCGATATTTTGCGGATGCTGGGTGACGAGGTAGAAATCGAAACCCCGCCGCCGATGCTCCGCGAGCATGCGCACGTAGTCCGGGGGCGTGCCACTGGGTGGGCGTAGCGGGAAGTCGTTATGGCATTCATCGACAAGAAAGATGGTGCCGTCCGGCTCGGACTGCCATTCCTTCATGTCGATCTTTTTCCAGCTCGACAGTTCGCCGCCCTCGACAGGCTCAAACCGGCCGTTATGGCAGACGGGGCGGTTTTCCTTGAGCTGGCGTTCCCGAACCCATTTGAGGGTGTTCAGCGTCTTGCCTGCGCCATTGGCGCCCGTGATGAGGTACAGCATTACGTATGCACCCAGCGCTTGAAGGTGTCGCCCGACAGGCCGTTGAGGATAAGGCGGGCCGTGATGGCACTGGTGACGATGCTGATGGCCACACCGACTTTCATAGTGCCGAGCATGCCCATCACCTCAGGGGGCAACGACGCTATGGAGCTTACGGCCTGATCCTTGAGCCACGTGAGGCTCGCGTTCACACCCGTGAACGTAGCTACACCGATGCCCAGGGCGATCAGCACGCGGCCAGCCAGGGTGCCGACCAGATTAATGAGCATTCCACCTATGGCGGCGACGAATACAGGCATGGTCAACCCCTTCCGACGATGCGAACAGCCAGGAGCAGGGACACGGCCACAAGCACGTTCCCCAGGATGGAGAGATACGGGCAGATGCCGCTAATCGGCAGGCTAACGGACTGACCCATGACGGAGATGCTCAGATCGCCGATGCAGGAGCCGCCGCCGATGGCATCAGAGGTATCGATACGGCCATTCAGGTCAATCGACTGGTTACCCGGCAAATCACCAGTTTGATTACCCTCCTTGCCCTTGTTCGCGTTGTACAAGCCGGACTCATCAGACGGGTCATCAAACAGCTTGCAGTTGCGCAGGTGCTGCTCTTTCGCAATGGCGCACTGGATGGCGTCGCCGTCGCACGTGAAGCTTGCAGCGCAGGAGCCGCCGAAAGAGCCGTTTTTGCACATGGGCGAATCCGGGTTCTCTTTGCAGAAGCCGTTGCCCTCGCCATTGCCGCCGCCGTTGCCCTTGCCCGCAGGATCGCCAGGACCACCGCGCCCGTTTTGGTTGCGCGTGCTGCCCGTGGGGTCGGTAGCTCCGGCGCATATCGAGCTCGCCGGATTCTTCGCACAGTAGGCGCCACGGGTTGTAGTCGTGGTTGTCGTTGTGCCCTCGCCGGGGTCGCCAGGAGTTTTGGTAGTCGTGGTGACGGTGCACTTTTCACCGTTGCAGGTGACATTGGTCTTTTGCTCCTTGACGTTCCCATCAGCGTCAGTGACACGGGTCCAATCGACGCCCTCAGTGCGGCCGCTGGCAGGGTCCACGCACACGTCCACACCGTTAACTTGACCGGGGATGCCCCCTTCGCAACCGGGCTTCGGGTCCTCGCGCTCAGGCAGATCATCAAGGCCAGGAACACATGCCAACGTGCCACCGGCTTCGGCTATATCGTTAGGCCCGTAGGCCCAAGAGTCCCCCTCATATCGCCACGGATCACTGTCACCCATCCTGTACCTGAGCTGGGGCGTGAACTTGTGCTTGCACCCAGGAGGCGAGCCAGCACCACTTCCGCCGACCGGCATGCATACCGTGGAGGGCGCATCCATTGGCAAATCGCGGGCATCCTCGACAATGCCCGTCCTGTCCTGCGTGGTACTCCAAGCGTTCCACTTGAATGACTCCCGGGAACAATAATCATCCGGGGTATCCGGAGGCCCATCAGGCTTGCATTGCCCGGCTTCCTCGGTGTAGCCAGCGTCGCACTGACAGTCACCGCCGGCCGACGTGGAGTTCGCCGGACAGCCAACGGCCATTGAGACAGGAGTACTAAAATATGAATCCCTGCCATTTCCTGCGCGGCAGTAACCCACGGCACCGCCAGAGCCAGCCGCATATCCCATATCTATCCGGTAAGGGTTACCAACCCAGCCCTCCGAATTGGCGCTGAGCCACGCAAACCAAGGTCCACAAGCGTCAGCAGGCGCACTAAACGGCCCCAGCGACGGACCACCCGGGGGAGTTATGAAGTACTGGGGCGATGACGAAAAAGCATGCGCCCCCACGCTGGCAAAAACTACCAGAAGCAGGCAGATCAGGCGGTAAATATGAGCCATGCCGCCCCCAGGATTGCGATGATGACGAACAGGCCCATGTGCCCCTCCCCTTGACGGAGCGCCCACCGTGGACGCTCGGGCAAAGGCCCCTGCCGGCCGGTCAGGGGACGCTTTGTCAGCCGATTAGCTGATAGCGCGGCGCACCCACTTGAAGGCGGCGATTGCCACGACGACGAGCAGCACGGCAGCGCCGATCAGGCCAATGGGGGCCACGGTATCGCCAATCTCCGACACGACGCCCGTGACGTCGATGGCGGCGTGGGCGGGCAGATTCGCCAGGGCCAGGGCACCGGCTGCTGCGGCTGCTGCGAGGCGGCGGGTTTGGGTGTTGATGCGGTTCATAGTTACTCCTCAGTGGTTGATGAATTGCCGTCGGTTTTCAGGGCCTGGATGGCTGCGCGGAATGCGTAGCCAACGGCCCACACCAGCAGGACGGCGCTGCTGATTGCTGCGCCTTCGGCCGGGCTCAGATCGAGCACGGGAAGGCTGATTTCGTGAACGACCGTGACCGTGCAGGCCCCGGTGCATTCAATGGTTTGGGGGTCAGCCAAGGCGAGCCCCGTTGATGTAGCGGACATGGGCGCGGGCACGGGCAGAGCCGATGCGGATGCGCTTGTCTTCCCAGGACTGGATGACGTCACCCAGGCGAGAGATGGCGCGCACCGCGAGCGAGAAGCACAGGGCGCCGACGATGCCGCCGAGGAATGCGAGCTCTGCCACCGCCAGGGCGAAGGCTTGAAGCTCGGTTTCTGTGACTGCTACTGGCATTTAGTCTCCGGGAACGAATTGCGATGTTTGGCACCTGATGGTGAGGTGCCATACATCGGGTTAAAGCTCTACAGGGCGGTGCAGCTTTGTGAGGTCTACGACCTGCACTTGGTGGCACGGCTCTACGTGGTCTTCGATCAGCTGCGCGCAGGTTTCGAGGTCTTCGACCGCGACGGCTTCGCGCAGCAGGAGCACCCATTCGGGCTGTCCGTCCTCATACGAGGGGGCCAGGAAGCAGCCCGTGAACGCCGATTGGATGACGTACATGCCAACCTCTTACGATGCCTTCGGAGCGGCCGGTTTGGCTTGCTCCAGGGGGCGGATATCGACAAGGACCATCTTCGTGCCGTCCTGCGCTGCCGCTGCCATTTCGAAGGTGGCGATAGCCTTGAGGGGCAGGGACTGGCCGAGGTGCGCCCACTTGTCGAATTCCTTCGCATCGCCCAGCTTGAAGGGGCGCGTGGCGCGGCCGATGGAGCGGCCTGCGGAGTTTTCCGCAAGGTCCACCTCGCAGTGGAATGTGGTGCTGCTGAATGCACGGCCGTCGATGCTGCCCTGGCTTTCCTTGACGCCGTGGACGATGACTTCGGATTTGAATTGCATGGTGTTTCCTTTGTGGTCTGGGTTTAGGCTTGTGCGAATGCGTGACCAGCGCTTGCGGCCTTGCGGGTTCGGTGGTGCGCGCTGCTGTAGGCGCGGCGGATTTCGGTTTGCTTGAATCGGCGCAGACGACCGGGAACGTTTTGGTTCGTGACCATTTCGAGGAAGGCGTCAGTGCCGAGGTGTTCGAAGGCCAGGGCCATGCTGGGTGCGGCTACGTCGCGCAGCCAGCGCACGTTGCGGGTGACTTCGGCTTCGATGGTTTGGGCCGCGAGCTTTGCTTCGCAGGGCACGGGCTCGGGCAGGGCCTGCATGGCGGGTTTGGCTTCGCGCAGGATGGCCGCGTGGTAGTCGCTGGCGCCTGCGAAGTAGTCCTTAGGACGGCGCAGCATGTCGGTGCCGAGGACGCGCAGCTTGTTGCCGTAGCGCAGTTCCGCGCGCAGCCAGTTGGTGGCGTCTTTTTCGCCGAAGAGCTGGTGGCCTTTTTCGTAGAAATTGGTTTGCTTGCCCGCTTCCTTGCTGCCCATGTAGAAGCTACGCGCCTTGCCGTTGCACCAGTCGCCGACCATGTTGCACTTCGGGCGCTTGCCCGCCACGTCGCACAGGCCGTTTTCATAGTCCTGCTTAATGCGCTCCATGCCGCCCGTGATGCCTTCGAAGAAGTCCAGGGCGAGATCGATACGGGTCATGGTGCCGTTGACGTCATCAATGAGGTTTGCGAGGTGATCGCGCCAGCCGTTTTGAGCGAAGGTGCAGGCCGTGCCGTAGAGGTTGACGTGCATGGTTTTGGCCTGCGCTTGCTGGCGCGGGCTGTCGCCGCTGGCAAGGAAGCCGACCCATCCGACCTCCTGGCCGTTGCGCTCGATGCTCCAGCGGTGGCGGTAGAAGTCATGGCCTTTGCGCAGTTCGGGGGCGACCGTGAAGTCTTCGCCCAAGGTTTCCGCTACGCGTTCGGCCAGTTCCATCGCTTGCGCGCTGGGGGCGAATTCGGCGTTGGGGAGCTTGGCCAGGAGCTTGCGCAAGCGCATGAGGCGTTGACCCCGTTCGCTGCGTTCCTGTTCGCTGACGGGTTCCATGTCCACGTCGGGCGTGGGCGTGGGGAACAGGGTTTCGATGCCGGGCATCGGGGCGTTGCGCAGCAGGCAGGTGAAGCGAACCCAATCGACGTGCACGAGGGTGCCGGTTTCGATGCGTTCGGCCTGGAGGCGGAATTTGATTTCGTTGCCTTCGAGGACTAGGGAACAAGTTTTGGAATGCTTGTTCAGGACGGAGCGTGTCGGGCGGGTCATTGAAGGTTCTCCCCGTGATTACCATCGGGGAGGGCTTGCGCCTGCCCCGCCTCGGCGCGCGCGCCCGCGCTCCGCTTTCCGTGCGCGCGCGCCGCGCCGGCATCGGCGCCGCAGTCACACACGCCGCAGGCTCCCCAGCAGGGGGCACAAGATGCAGGGCGCATCCCTTCGGGACCGGGCTCTATGGCTGCGCCACCAAGCCCCTGCGGGTCTTGGCCCATTCGGGTGACGATCCCTTGCGCGGGGGCGTTGATGGCAGCGCCCAGGGCATGGGGCACGGGTTGCGCGTGGCTTGACATGGGGTTTGGCACCCCATACCCCGCCCCCGCCAAGCTCGCTGCGCTCGACGCGCTATTCGCGCTTTGGCGGGGCCCCGGCTTGTCTCCAGGAAGGGGGGCGGGCAGGACGCGCGCCAAGTGGGCGAGAACGCGGGTCATGCTCGCGGCCGCGGTGGCGGGTTTCGCGGCCGCAGCTTGTGCCTGGCACGTGGCGGGTTTCACCATGCGGCCCCCAATGCGCGCTCGATGGCGCGGCGCGTGGACGGGTCCACGTAGTCACCGGATTCGGCGCGCTGGAAGGTGCGCAGGCTCACGCGGCAACGCTTGGCAGCTTCGGGCTGCGTCAGGCCCTGCGCCACTCGCTGGCGGCGGATGAACGTCGCGCCGCGCGGGGCCTCATAAGGGCCGCGACGACCGGCACCGGCCGCGATGGCGTGATTGGTGAAGATGCCGATCATGGGAGCAGCCCTTGTGCGCCCTCCAGGCGCAGGACGTGCAGGCGAGCGCGGTCGGGCGTCTTGCCGTCGCGCAGGTACGCGGCGCAGGCCTGCGCGGCGGTTTTGTAGTCGGCTGCAGAGCGAGCATTGCCGTCGCGGATGGAGGCAGGCACCGGGGCCGCGAGGGCGCGGCGGCAGCGGTAGACAAGATCGCGCTTGGCTTCGGGGCTCATTGCGCCCCCTTACGCGGGCGATAGTCCGCGACGCGGCGCAGGCAGTCAGCATGCTCCCGAATGGCATTGCGCAAAATCAGAGCAGAGCACTCACTGCTGCAACTGAACTGCGCGAGCTGATCCCCATCGTCAGAGTGGACGACCACCTCGAATTTTGCTTCGGCGCGGTTAATCGGATTGATGACCGCTAGCTCAATACTCTTAAGAGTCATTGCAGCACCCCATCGCGGCGGGCGCCGTACAGGCCGACCTGCTTCCAGTTCCGGTTTGTGAGGGCGAAGCGCACCAGAGACTGCAGCAGTTCGTTTTTGCTGCAGTCCAGGTCGGCAGCTATTTCGGACAGCGTGGAGGCAATCTCGGGCTTGTCGGTGAAATCTATCCTGGCCTTGTCGGCGCGATAGGCGGCCTTGCGGGCGGCGGCGCTGGCGTGGACTGCGCGGCGGCCTTGCGCTTTTCGTTCCCGGGGGGCGGATTGGTTGCCACCCTCACCGCCAACCTGAGCTACCAGGGTTGCGGATGCACCCGCACAGACGGGAGGGCGGCAATCGTTTGCCGCTTCGGGGGCGGCGATTTCGGGGAGAAGGAGTTGGAGGGCTGGCAT